AGCAGGATGGCGGACATTATGGCCAGGACCAAAACAGGACCTAGCGCAAGCCGCAAGAATATGATCACGCGACTTGCTGTCGAGCGGCTGATCGGGACGTGCGTTGAAACCTACAGCAACGCGGCGATGCAACGGGGTATTGAGCTCGAAGCCGATGCCATCCGCGCATATGAGGATGATCAACTTTTGTCAGTCGAGTTGGTGGATTTCGTGCAACATCCAAAGATTGCTTTCGTTTCGTGTTCGCCTGATGGCCTGGTAGGTACTGATGGTCTGGTCGAGATCAAATGTCCGAGTGCTGAGGCCAAACACTACGAAGCCCTGCGCTACGGGGCGCACGCGCAGGAATACCGATGGCAATTGCAAGGCCAACTATGGGTTACAGATCGACAGTGGGTTGATGCGGTGAGTTTTGATCCACGTTTTCCGGCCGGCCTGCAACTCGCCATTGTGCGTGTTGAAAGGGATGAAAAAGCGATTGCAGAATTGGAAGCTGAGTGTATAGAAGCGAATGACGAGGTGATTGAGCAATTACGTTGGTTCGAGGACCACAGGAGCGCGGAATGAGTAAGTTAGAGCGTTGCGCCTATTGCGGCAAAGAACGGCCAAGCGCAGAAATGGAAAGCAGGAACATCGTCTATCGCACGCAAGGATGGCAAAAGCCTCGTTTCGGCAGACAGAAATGGGGCGCTGTTGTAGCGGAAAAAAGGCAGAGATACTGCCGTGACACAAAATGCGGCGGTAAAGATCAAATGGCCCACGAAGGATAAACGGAGGCAGCATGAGAGTAGTAGCAGAACAGATTGAACCACGGCCAACGGGCTTGATCCCGGTAGAGAGTGTCAATGCGCTGGAATTATTTACCGGCGGTGGACTGGATAATTTGCTGCAACAGGTAGAACAAGCTGCAACAGATTTTGAGGCAGACGTTACCACGGCTGCCGGGCGCAAATTGTTTGCGTCCCAGGCGTACAAAGTCGCGAGATCCAAAACCACCATAGACGATGCCGGCAAAACGCTCGTAGCAGACTGGAAGAAAAAAGCCGGACAGGTGGATGCTGGACGCAAGAAGGCCCGCGACTTCCTAGATGCATTACGTGATCGGGTACGGCAACCGTTGACGGATTGGGAGAATGAACAGGCGCGCATTGAAGAGGAGAAACGGCTGGCTGTTGAGGCGGAAAAAGTCCGCATCGCCGCCGAAGCCGAGGCTGCATTGCGCGAGCGTGAGCGGCTTGTGGCTGAGCGTGAGGCGGAAATTGAACGCCAGCGCCAGGAACGGGAACGAGCCGAACGTGAAGAAGCGGCGGCAGCCGATCGCAAAGCCAGAGAGGAACGTATCCGCGCCGAGGCCGAGGAAAAGGCCAAGCGTGAGGCAGAGCAGGATGTACAGCGTGAGCGCGAGCGGGCAGAACAGGCCGAACACGCCAAAAAAGAGGCCGAGGAAAAGGCCGAACGCGACCGGATTGCCGCTGCTGAGAAAGCGGAAAAGGACCGGCTGGCCAGTATCGAGGCAGAGCGCCAGAAGGCCGCCAGGGAAGCCGAGGAACGCGAACGCTCTCGATTGGCAGAGGAAGAGAGAAAACGCCGCGAGGAAGCAGCCAGGGCGGCAGACAAGGCCATCCGGGACACGCTGAATGCTGCCATTGTCGCTGCCTTCGGTGAGGAAGGGATTGATGCCGCCACCGCAGAAAAAATAATCCAGTTAGTTGCTGGTGGCCGTATTCCGTCGATGTCGATTCGATATTGAAAAAGGCCAGGGTAATTTCCGCTCAAGTGTCGGAATAAGTAGAGACGGGATAATGTACTGCACACCACCAGAAACCAGAACAGCGCGGAAACCACACCGTTGCATGAATTGCGGTGAGCCGATTGAGATCGGAGAACGATATCAGCGGTGGATGAGTATCGTTGACGGAAGTGCGCTTGCAAATAAAATGCACCCAGAATGCCTTGATGCTTTAAACACGGACAATGACTACGAGCCTTATTGGCAATATTCACCATACGAGGGCGAGCGACCCAAACACAGCAGAAAAAAATAATTCAGTTGGTTGCTGGAGGTCGCATTCCATCTATGTCGATCAAGTAAAAAAAGGCCAGGGTAATTTCCATCCCTCCTAGCAGTCGGCGGGCGCTGCGGCCGTAGTCCCGCACTCACAATACAGGAGAGATTAAATGATTACTGAAGTACAACCAGATCACGGATGGACGCGATCACTACCGACTGGCACGCTGTACGTCTGGCAGTCGGCAAAGAATGGAAAATGGTACCGCAGCGGCATCGCCTCGAACGGCGAGAACTGTTTGCCCAGCCAGGGCTATACAACCAAGCAGAGCGCTGAGTCCATGGACGCTGTGCGGCGTTTCGTTGAATCGCCCGCAATCGTCTACAGCGAGCCGCCGAAGCGCAAATACACCCGGCGGCGGAAAAAACGCGGCGCGCTGGCAAAAATCATGGCGCGGATTCGCAGAAAATGAAGCGCTGCACAGTGTGTGGTAAATCCGGTAAATTTTCCGGACATAATACAGTTTGCAACGCTTGCCGCGCCGAGCGGGATAGATTGCGCCAGCAAAATGCCAAGCGGAGTGCCTTCGTGCGGCTTACGTCTTGGCGGCCACCGAGGATAAATTAATGAAGATGTGCGAAATTTGTGGAGAGAAACCTGCAACAATCCCAGACCGAGAAGGGATGGGGCGGCTCATCAATCGTATATGTTCGTCGTGCCACGCGCTGCGACTCTCAGGCGATATTGCGCGAATTTTGAAACTGCAAAGAAGAAACACGGACGTTTCGACCCCATTGAGACGGGTGCGTAAGAGGAACCATGGAAATGAATGATTTGCTCATGCCGGATGTATGCACGCGCGCTTTCAATTGGCAAGGCAGGAATAGCGTGCAGAAGGTGGCGGCATGAGCTCCGGACCGCAGTGCTGTAGAGGCTGCGGAATTGGTGCTACAGGAGATATGAAATGAAAAGTTTTTTATTATGCGTAATCATTTGTTTAACCGTCAGTTGCTCGATAATGGGCGGACAAACGCGCAGAGACGAATATTTAGCCGCTCATCCAGCGACTGAATTCAGGGATCAAATATCCAACGGCATGATCAAAGTTGGCATGAGCAAAGACGAAGTCCGAGCATCGTGGGGTTCGCCATGCGGATACTGTTACGGCACATCACAATCAAGCTCCGGTGAGTCGTGGGAGTACAACGTATTTGGCAGTAGCGGCTACGGCTCCGGAACTTACCTGTTTTTCGACAATCGAGGCATCCTGCAGTATTGGACTAATTGATATCAGATAATCTTTTCCGCATCCAGGGTAAAGGTTTTTGTTACCTCGACTTCGCCCGTTGAATCCAGCCGGATATCAACAGTCATGGTTCCTGTTACCGGGCCGCCGGTTGTTGTGGTGTCGGTTACTGTCCATGCACGAGTGGTGCCCAGATTCAGCCAACTGCCGAACGTACCGCTGGCGAAAGTCCCGGATACAGCAATAGCTCGACAACTGTAAGCGCTGGCTGCCCCACTCAGGAGCCACGTGGCAATGGTTTGCAACGGGTCGGTATTTTTTTTGCGCTGTTCATTTCCTGTGCTGTCCAGCTGCCACAGTATCGTGGCGTTCGCCGGACTTAGTGCAGCGGCTGATTCACCATTCGTGTTGATGCGCACCAGCGTACTGCCGCCGCCGGCGTCAACTCCATCTTTAGACAACAGTACTGCATCTGACCATTCAGCCGCGGCTATTGCATCAGTCGTGGCAAGGGCCGAGGCCAAAGCCGTGGCCTGGGAAACCCATAAAAACCCGCCGCCCGTCGACGGTATCGGCTGCGTCCAGCCATTGTTGACTGCCGACAAAACCCCGGTGGAAAACGTATATGTAGCGCTGGCAGTCGTTGGCTTGGCTGGGGGCGTGGAGGTGGTTGTGCGCTTATAAATGAATACAGCACGCGTCTGGATACCGTCCTGATTTTGGATCACTGGAGTCGCCCACTCGCTGGGCGAAATAGAATCAGTTGTGCCCGTTCCCACAGCAACGGCGGTAGTCACCCACAAAAACGGCAGCGATGAACTAGCCGCTGGTACTGATTGTGTCCACGGCGCGGCTGAGGTAAGCAGTCCAGTGGCGAACGTGTAGGTTTTGCTTGTTGATGGTACAGCCGGAGCCGTCCCGCTGTTGGTGCGCTGGTAGAGGAAAACCGTCGCCTGATTGGAGCCTGCTGGACCAGTAGCGCCAGTAGCACCATCAGAGCCCGCCATCGAGGTGATGACAGTCTCGGCCACCGATGCTGTGGCGCCACCAAAAGAATAATTATACTTGATCGTAATTGATTGGGAACTGCTGCCTATTGTGGTAATCGTAATGCGCGACGTGTTCAGATCGCCTAACGGATGAGTAGTTGCCGAACTGGTTAAAATGCCAGCGCTGCTGCGCGTAATGCGCATTGCGTCGCGTGCAACGGTTACACCGCCCTGAACGAACGTAACATCAAGATCAACGGTATTCCCTACCGGCGTCCAGGTCGCCTGATCCGATGCTCTGGTCCACGATAGCGACCCGGACGGTTCGATAAATCCATAGACCGCATCAGCGCCAGCGCCGCCCGCCAACCCGTCCGCAACATCAACCAGCGTGATTGTATCCAGCGGCGCGCCAGCAGCACCATCTTTTAGAGTGACAACCACATCTCCGGTAATATCGCCGGAATCAAAAATTCCCGTATAGCCGTCGGAGCCAACCACAAAACCATTGGCAGCAGTCACCAGAGTCGTACCAACAAATAGCTGAATGGTGCCGGAACTGAGCAATACATCCGCTGCACCGGTTACCTGGTGCGCTTCAACCGTCAGCGTGCCGGTGCCGTTTTTGATCGCGGTTCCGTTTGTTGGTTTTATGTAGAAGAATGTCGCATCCGAACCCTCGACCAATAGCGGAAGCATCCAGGTCCAGGTTTTCCCCGCGTTTGGCCGTGTACCAACAGATGACCAAATAGGATCAGTCGTCAGCGGGACCGAATCCACGTCCGAGAACCACCCGGACGGAACGCCAAACGACGGTGCCGGGGTTGCTGGTTGTGTGGCGGACCGTTGGAACACAATATCCACGCTCTCGCCGTCCTGCGCGACTTTTGCAGGCAAAGTCCAAGTCAGCGTGTTGTCAATCCCGGACGCGCCGACAATAGACGCAACAGCGCGGCTGGCGTACAGCGGATCATTGCCGCCAGGTATTTGGTCAGACCAAGAAGCAGGTGGCGTCAATATCTGCGTACCAAAGTCGAAACTCCCACCAGTAGGCGTCGCCGGTGCCGGGTCAGTTCTCTGAAATATATTCAGTTCCGCAACCGATAGCCCGCCGGTGCCGGTGGGACCTACTGCCCCGTCCTGCAATCTTGTTATGGTCACGTTGTCGATGGAAAATTGCGCGGGCGGATCCTCGAATGCCGCGTGTACCCGCATCGCTTGTGCGCCCTCGGCAGAGAATTTCGCTTCCTGCAGCGTGACTACTGTACCGGTATGCGGTAATTCAAGCCTGTTCGTTGTGGTGTTGATCCAGCCGACGCCATCCCAAATCTGTGTGACCCAATTTATTGTGGCGGTCGATCCGTGCTGATCGGCAGTAAATGTGATTGTTGGCGCGCTTTTTAGCACGCCATCGGCATCATACGCAAACGATTGAGTACTCGAATCTACGTTGAGGAATTTTGCATTAACGCCGCCGAGCGCTTTGACAATCGTGTAAATTTTATCAATCGTCACGCCGATGTAAATCGCTCGCAACACGAACGATGCAGCGACTCCAGACCACGCCACACCATCCAGGGAATATATCCCCGTGGCTGCATCTATAGAAAGCGTCAATCCGTCAACGGTGGCAGGCGCGAGGACGGAATATGCAGGACCGGCACCAGTTACGTCAGCGGTACCATCCCATACGTGGAATGTGCCCCCGGCGGATGCCAGGTCAAAGCCGGTGCCGTCCGATTCTGCGGGTACGGTGGCGCGCTCGTTGTCGAGGCTGCCAGATACCGCGTTCGCGCCGGAACCGACAACACCAGCAGTGCCCTGTATTCCGCCCGTATCGCTGAGCGGGTACCACTGCGACAGCATGCCGTTCAAACCGCGCGCGATTACCCAGTAATATTTTATAGTGCCCTCGTCTTTAAAGTCGAACCATTCCAGCCCCTTGACCTCTGTTTGCAACGTCGCGCCGCTGCGCAGATTGGTGTCTGCCGAATATACCTCCACGTGAGATATTGCTGTCAGATTTGGATGGGCCCAAACCACATTAATGCCGCCCCCAGCAGTGATGGCAGCCAATGCAGTTGGCGCGGTAACGCCGTCAGGATTGCGTAGTACCGAGGGGATGATAGGTGGGGTAGCAAGGTCCGGAATCGTGAACGTCCAGTCAGACTCCAGCTCCTCGCGTAATTGCAGCGAAGTGGTGCCATCCGTGGACTGAGATTTGCCAAGTACACGGAATGTCTTATTGACGTAGCCGGGTAGATTTACCGTAACGATCTGATACGGCTGTACCAGCTCACCGCGGTAGTTACATTGAATCTGGATATTTGCCTGCTGGCGGGATTTTTTCAGCTCGATAATGGCCAGTCTTTGTGCGGCGAATTCCTCGCGCGTGAACGGCAGGACAACATCAGTCCACACCCTCCCGACACCGTCCTCGGTCTCGAATGCTGGCGCAAGGCGAGGTTGAAACTCGATGATGGTGTAGTCAGCCGCCGCGCTGACATACTGGCCCCTGATGGCGTTATAGGCGTCGTCTGTGGGAGTAGCAGAAGTCGCCGAGTATGGCCCGGCAATCCAGCTTTCGTCAATCGTATGGGATGATGCGCTCCATGCCCCGGCTCTAATCTCAATGCCGGACGGCAAGAACAGCGTGACGCCGTGATCCGCCGATTGCATGGATTCGATAATCGCTTTTGGGTCGCCATCAGTCGATACAACGCCGTTCAACGTGTAGCGTTTTTGCGTCGTCGATCCGGGAATCGAAACCAGTTCGTCGGCAATATTGGCCTGAGCGATAACGACAGACCAATCAATCTCACTGGACGTATAGCCAGGACCGAACCGCGCGGACATTGCATAATAAGCGCGGCAGAGAACGGAGTTTTCCGACCACTCCCACGTAGTCGGATCAGCCAGGCGGTGCAGACCTGTACCGCCGTTTGTGGAGTCAAGTCGCGGATCGTAGACTTTAACGCCGCGCGCCGTAACCGCAATATCTCGCGGGTAGCCTTTGGCCCAAACATTTGCTGAGGGGTTTTCAGGATCATTACCTCCGTCTGATTTATCCAGTTCCAGCCGTACCCAGAAATATGCTACCCCTTGGCCTTTGTGGTCTATTGTCCAATCAGCAAATGCCGCGACCAGTTCCGGGTCTGCTACCTGCGAATCCAAACCGGTGTAGAATTTTGTTTTAACCAGTTTATTGCCGTCAGCATCAATAAATTTTGCATTGGTGACAAACCCGTCAACGTCAATCTCGGTAGCAATGTCAACCGCTGTCGAATCCATCCACAGCTTTTCATAGCCGTCGATCTCATGCTCAACTACCGCCACCACGAACCACAGAAATTCATTAGTTGATCCGGACGTGTCGAAATAAGCGACCACGCCGGACTTTTTATCACGTCCGAATAATATCTCTTGCGGCTGTACGGCAGAGCGCACCATCACCGACTGGCTGCGTAGTTGATCTATGGAGCCGGGTTTTTTCTCCAGCACCGCGCCCAATAATAATGATGTGCCGAGTGGCAGCAGAAATGGCGCAGTCGGCGGGAATATTACAGCAACAACAATTGCTGCAGCACCAACAATTCCTCGGACAATCCTAGACATGCCAGCAGCCCCGGCCAGACATAACAGGCACCTGATATAATCCGCTTTCAGTTAGGCATTGCACCATTTCGCCGTCATAAATTCCTACCGCCTCGGCAATTAAATCCACCTCGGCCAATGGCGGACCCAGTAATACGGGATCACCTGCTTTTGCTGTCCAGATTGGATGCAGCTCGCCAAATGCCACGCTGACTGTCTCGACAAATCCACCATGAACCGCCATTTGTCGCAACGCACCGATTTGGCTGTGATATTTGCCACGCCACGGCACAGCATGATCAACGCCTGTCACGTCGCGGATGACGTTGCAGACGAACAGGAAGCAATCCAGTTCTCCGTAGACGAACTCAGCATCCTGATATTTTTCCACGACATCTTTGATGTCCATCAGAATATGCGCCTTTGGCCAGTAAATCCGCCGCCGCGTGTACCGCCAACCCCAGATGTTGCCGGAGATATTCGACGCCCGCCCCAGTTGGCATCTTTCTTTTCCATCTCAGGCAAAAACTCATAGAATTTATCACCGGCAAAACGAATCTGGTGATCCTGATCCGAATAGCGCGAAATATTGGCGCGCAGTAATCTCGCCGCCAGAGGCTCACAGACGATTTGTGCAACGTTGATTTCTGAAGTGCGGACCATGGACCCGACATCCATGCGGCCCTGCCAGATGATCCACGGTGCATCAACGAGATTGTTTTCAGCATCCAGCAGCCCGCGATAGATAACAGCGGACCGGCCTTTGTAATTGGTGCGGCTCAATACCGGCTCCGTGATCCACGGATCAACACCGGAGGCTGTTATCGTCACCTGCCTGGCGGCAATATCCGCGGAATCGGCAATATCAGAAATACCTGCAATCTCGCCAATACCCAGCCAATCAAACCCCAGCGTGTTGTACGTTCTGACACCCGTGCACGCGCGTAGCGGATCAATAGCGAGATCGAGGAACAGGAAATAAATACGGGAGGCGTGCTCGGATTCGAGCGCAGCTTTATTGAGGGCGGAAATCATGGAACAGCTTCTTCAAATTCGATCTGCCCGTCTTTGAATCGACCGGGACGGGTGCTCATGGCAAAAACGTTTTTGAGGATGCAGCGAACGGTTGGGGTACCAATTTGCAGTGATGCGCCGTTAGCTGGCGCTGTGCGGATGTTGTTGACCAGGGTGATCGTTGCAGTGCCGGTGCCGCTCGAGGTCACGTCAGCAGCGACCGAAAACGCCTGACCGGAAACGCCGAACCGGTCCCCGGCCTTGAGTACCAGAGTGCTCGCAGGCCAGCCGCTGGTAGCCAGAGATAATCCAGTCTGTGAGGCCCCGGAAACCACCGGAGCGCCACCACCCGCACCTTGCCGCACATAGTCGGACATAGGCACCAGGATACGATTTGCCGCGCCCTGAACGCGCCACAGAGCCGCTTCCAGTTTTTGACCCTCATCGGGTTTGAGGTTCACGAACGACAGCGATGCTTCCCAGAACTGCGGATGAACCTGTTCCGTGCGTACGGTGCCGGATAGTGGCGACCGGAACCGCCGTACACCGTCCACCAGCCAAAATGAGGCACTGGCAACAGGCACACCAGACGGCCACGCTAGATCGGTCATGCGAATCCCCTGCGCCGTTTGAGTGTGATGCTCTGCTCAATCTGCGACTGTATCAACGGCACCAAAGCCAATAGGCGGCCGGGATTGTCAGACTCGCGCGCGTCGATGTTGACCACCACAGAATTGCCACCCAGGCGATTGTTTGGGATCACTGTTCCAGATCCGCGCGGTACAATGATCTCAGGTCCACGCTCGCCGACCAAAAATGCGCGGCCTGAATCTATTGGCCCACCGGCTGCTTTACCGCCGCCAAACGATTTCGCTACCAATCCAAATATGCCGCCACCCGGTGATCCGTTGCCCAAATTGCCAAACAGAAATTTGCCAATTTGCGCCGCCGCAGCTTGTGAGGCCAAGTCAAGCAACATCTCGCCGAACCCGCGAATGATGCCCTTGAAGCCGTCGTCGAAAGAGTTTTTCAAAGAATCCGCGATAATATTTTGCGTATTCCGCGCCGCTTGGATCATAAACTCGTTCAATTCTGAAACTTGATCTTCCGCTTTCTTGAAACCCTCTTTTGTCCGCCGCAGAATATCCTGAAACTCTTCCGAATTCGGAATCAGTCCGGCCTTATACAATTCGATAATTCGATCAATTACCGCCGCCTGCTGTTCGCTTTCTGTTCGTGTATTTTGAATCAGCGCGGCATATTCCTTCTCAAGATCGTTGCGGTCTTTGTCGGCTTGCTCCATCCTCTCTTTCACCGCTTGCAAGTTGGCCAGTTCGTCGAGGATCAAACCAGCCTGCGCAATCTGTTCTTCCGTCGCGCCGGTATCGATGATTTTCAGCAGCGCCTTATCTCGATCAGTAGCACCAAATAACTGCACTTGCTGGAACAGATCAGCCAACGCTGCATTGACTTTTTCAATTTCTGCGGCAGCTTTTGGATCGATGATCGGTGGCAAATTAGGCGCTGGAAGATCAAGTAATGCCGGGACATTTGCCACCTTTGGCTTAGTTACCGAAGCCAGCCTATCCAATTCCAAAGACTCTTTTTTTAGCCTGATTTCTATTTCCAGGCTTCGCGCTCTGGCAGAAAATAGACTGTTTTCACGTCCAAAAATATTGATGGACTTTTCACGCGCCTTAGTTAGCTGCTCTTCTAACCCGGCTATCTCATCCTCTCGGCGATCAAAATCGTTCTGTGCAATTACTCCAAACAGCTCCTTAATTTCATCCTTGACAAAACCGATGGCTGCCGGAAGTTGCACCATTTTTCCGATGAACTTAACAACACCTTCCGTAAGACGCGCAAAGCCTTCCTTTACACTTGGATCATTCAGCGTTTTGCTTAACTGGTTTATCGCCTCTATAGCGCCGCGAATGCCATCAGAGCCTGTATCTCCTTCCAGTAAATCGTCGAATGAATTTTGTAGTCCCTTGAGCGCGCCGCCAAATGTGTTACGCGCCGCTTTGGCCGAACCACCAAATTGGTTTTCTAGTTCCTGCAGGATGATTTTCTGTGCGCTCAGCACGTCTCCGGATTCGACCAGAGTCTTAATCAATTCTTTTTGTTGTACCGTGAACTGTATTCCGGAGCGCGCCAGAGCAGTGACGCCTAAGATTGGATCATTGAGCGCTTTACCAATCTGCACAACAGAACTGCGTAAATCGGTACCCATTTTTGCTGACAAATCCAACACAGCAGCAGTAGCGCGAGGAAATACCTCAGTCCCCAACTGCGTGAATGTCAGTAATTGAGATTGCGCGGAAACGATCGCTTCATCGCCGAACGTGGTTACGGCCTGCAGCGCGGCTGCATGCTCCTGCAGTGCTCGTGATGTTTCCTCGGTGAACCGTCCGGTAGATTTTAGCGAAGCATTAAGCTGGGCAACAGCGGCATCTTGTTCTTCAGTCGCCTTAACCACGGCACGAATGGCAAGAGCGCCAAATGCAGCACCAAATAAAGCAGCTTGGCGGCCTATTTTTTTTAGCGCAGCAGACATGTCACTACTCATACGCCGCGATGAACGCCGCGTCTGATTTTGCGCCTTCTGCAGTTCCCGGATCAGCTTGACGGAATTGGCGTCAAGATCAAGGGTGACTGTGCCAGCACTAGCGGCCATTGGGTTTTGATCCTGTCAACGCCATGAACATTGCTTTTTGCTCCATGGGGGTTTGTGGTTTTTGTGGCAAGAAATCGCGCATGCTCATCGTTTTTCGATCCGGCAATGATCGGCCCGCCATGTTGGTAATCTGCGCCATCAATGAGGCCGTCCGTTCGTTTGCTGACTTGTCTGGCGGCTCAATTCTCAAATATTCCAGCCACAGCAAAAACTCACGAAACGAAATATTCAACTCTGAAACCGGACGGTGGAAATAAAATGCCAGCCGGAATGCCGCAAGCAACAGCGGCTGGCCCGTCAGTTTTTTTCCGCGTCCTCTGCCGTTCCGCTCAGGCTGATAATCTCGTTGTACAACAGCATCAATGGCGCGCGGCCTTTGCCAGCCAATGCAGGCGCATCTTCGTCAGAAAATATCCGCTCGCCGGTCTCTGAATCAATCACGCTCCAAGCAACAACCTGCGCAATATCCACAGCAGCGAGTTTTATTTTGCCGTCATCCGCCAGCCGATCAGGTCCAAACGCAGCCAGAGATTGCTGCAATGAAAGCTCCTGAATTGTGAGCGTCTGCTTCCACTGCGGCACCTCAACGGTTTTCCTGCGCAAATCAACGCAGCCAAGAATCTGCTCTTTTACAGCCATGTGATGTCACCCGTTATCCGGCCGTTCAGGCTGGCTTTTAATTGCTGCGTAGGCTCATTTGAAGACCTCTTGAAACCCAAAATCACAAGAGCAAAGCTTGCTTGTGACGCATCAGGCCACAGACATTGAAAATTCCTCGTAGTACCTACTGAATCGCGCAAGTCTTCCTGCTGCACATTGCCAGCGACCCAGTTCATATCAAAATTCACTTCCGCGCCGTCCGGCAATCCGGCTATGCGCTCAACGGACGTCGAGTCCATATTGGTAACGTCAACTTCCGGCGCCGATGATCCGATTTCAGAGATATTCAATACCTCTGCGATTTTCGTAAATATCTCGGTCGGCGTGCCACCGTCACCTAATTTCAGTTGTGTAAGTGCGCCCAGCATTGCTTGTGTTGCCATTTTCATTACTCCAAAAAAAGCCGCCCAACGGCGGCGTTGATAAAATGAATAGTCACATTAGTCCACGTTGGTCCATATCTGATACCGCTGGCTGACCCAGTGGGTAACGCGATCTCCGTCCTGTTCGCTAAAATCGTTTTCAGTTTGCAGGTTTACAAAATGTGCGGTCAACGCACCCCACGCGCCGCTGTACCCGTGCAAAATATCGCGCACGGAATCAGCCAGCGCTTTTGACCCGGTGTAACTCTGATCGAGACAATCCACCTGAATGCCCGCTTCGGTGGGCCCCACGTTGAGACCATCAACCGCATTGACACGGGTGGTATATATGCGCTGATAGCGTACCGATGGAACCAATGCAGGTTGTTGCAATCGTGGACTCACCGGCGCGTCAATTCCAGACAATACCGATACTAGGCCAGCCTCAAGCGCGCTCATTTTTTTGCCGCCTTGCGCACCGCTGCTTCAATTCGTTTTTTCAGAAATAGAGCAAATAATTGTTTGTAATTACTAGCCTGTGCTTGTGCTGCAGGCCATAAAAACGGGAAAGCAGACGTTTTTGCTGTACCGAATTCAACTAGGTGCCCATGCCGAATTCCGGATGTCAAAATGCTGGACGGCGGCGCCTTACCTCTGCTGGTGTAATAAAACTGAATGTATTTTGCCAGCGCTTTGAGATTGCTACGCACCGGCACCACTTCCATGCCAGCCGCTTTACCAGCCCGTTTACGCCGACCCATGGCGCGAACGTTCAACGATTCAGACAACGCGCCTGAACTGTCCCCGCGCTTGGCTAATTGTTTGGCCATTGGTAGAATGCTTTTACGTGCTGCGCCGCTCATCGCCCCATTCAGTAAGCGCTGCTGTTTTTTGATGTCGCCAGGAAAAGCCGCTTGCATGGCCTTGAGCGCTTCTTCCAAGCCAACAAGTTTGGCGCCAAACTCGCTCACAAGTGCCTCCGCGCAAAAATCTGCAGATCTGTGTTGCGGCCCTCGGTATTGAGCACGGATTTAATATCAAAAACCTGTTTACCCCATAACGCCCGATCCGCTGGTGCCAGATCAGCCAACGCGCTTTGATAGCGGCAGGTAATGCGATAATCCACGTCCGCCTGTATCTGCATGGCGGAAAACCGCTCCTTGCCCGCTACGGCCTCCACGCGCGCCCAGGTCGTCACAATATCCGCCCAGTCGGTTTCAGGCTCACCCAGATCGTTTGGAATCACCACGGCCCGCTGAAACGTCACACGGTGCCGTAACTGGCCAATATTCACGCCGAAACCGCCGACCGACGATACTCGGAAACGATACTATCGAATCCCATCGGCACCAACGTTAAGACCCCGTTCACCGCAGCTTGGCGGATTTCGTACCGATGCGCGACCAACAGGCTGATAGCGTCAATCAAATCGTCTGGAACGCCGGATGATTCAGCCGCGCCAAGGCGATAACTCACCAGCACCGCGCCAAATCTACTAGCCGTCGCTGGCCAGCCGTTGACCGCCTCCACTCGCGCCGTATCACCACCCAGATCAACCCGGTAATCAGCAGGCGGAACTGTCTGCAACACACCGTCAACGTCGTAATACTGGATTGATGTCACGGATGTCACTGGCGCACCAGGCAAGCATAATACCGCCGGAAAGGCATCCAGAGACCACTGCCATTCCTGATCCATCAGCGCGTAACCAATCCCCGCAGGCCCATCAATGCGCGCCACAGCGCCGTTGAGATAGTTCAAAAGCAGCGTATCATCAGCCTGAAAATCAACCCGCACCCGCGATTTCAAGGCGCTCAATGTCAAAGGCTGTTTACTTGGCTTTTGCGTGACTTTTACCCTTGTCCACATTTTTTCTACGCTCCGGTTTCACCTCAACCACGTGTGGGATAGCCTGGCCAGCCTCGATCAAACTTTTTCCCTCGGCATCGCTAACGTCGATAACATCGCCGCAATTATTAGCAAAATTCACCCCAGCTCGAGACACCAGTAATTGAACGCGCATCAGAAATGCAACAGGCTGGCGACCAGTCCTGTTCCTCCTGTAACGCCAATCGTGCCCTTGAGATAGCCCTCAATTGATTTCAGCACAATAAATTTATGCGCCCCAACAGCAATAGAGCCAACCGCGAAACCTGCGCTTACGTCTACAGGCCCAATTCCTGACACGTCTACAGTCGCGCCGCCATCACCGTCAATGGTGGGACTCAGTGCTCCGGCGGTGGGATTACGCAGCAACAGAACCGGTTTTTTGCTGGCGTCGTAAGTGAATGTGTCCGCAGCCGTTAACGTGGTCTCAGTCACAGACTGCGAACCAAAACCGCTAACCACTGTTGCCGCAATAGTAGCCATATAATTTCTCCAGAATAGAAATTGCCGCGCCGATGTTCCGGCGCGGCAATGTGAACAGCAGTTAGGCGGCGGCCATCAGCATATGTTTAATGGCTGCGCTGTTCAGCAACTCGCCATCAAACCGCTTGAAGCCGATAAACCCAACCTGGAAAAATTCCGCATAACGCTCGCGCAATGCCAGCACCTGAAAACCGCTGACTTTACGTACAATGTAGCGCGAAAAATCGCCAAAAATAATCGGCTTGGCAGACAAACCGATACTAGGCATAGCCTGATTAACAGAATACGGGTGGCCCATGATCTGCGCCGGTTCACCAACGCGAATGTCGCCCATAGTCCAGATAAAATCACCGTTCGCATTAGTCAGTTTCCGGATTGCCGCAAGGGTTGAGTCGTTGAACATCCACCGGGTTAACGGAGATGCTCGATAGGCTGGATCAACAGAGTGCATATGGTCAACTAGATCGTTGACGGTAATAGCTGTACCAGATGCTGCAGTTTTACCCAGACCGGACGCTGTAACCACTCCGTTTGGCGCCGCCGTGCCAGTACCGATAGTCAGCTCCTGGTTGCAGGTACGGCCCAGACGCTCGGCAAAAAGCTCGTTCATCAATGCGTCAATGTTGAAAAACGAATCTTGCAACAGTTCCAGCGGAACCCGCACAACGCCGGTATCGTAAATGTAGGCGTTTAGCAGTTTCTGACCGAATGCAACATCATCAGTGCCGTCGTCGTCAACGGCTGCATTCTGCGCCTTGATCCTGCCGGTCTTGGCGGTATCATCTACCGTCGGCCATTCAATTTCACGGCCGTTAGCGGTATTGAGCTCACGCGAAACACCAGGGTCCCACATAGGCCCCCAGGCTTTCATGGCTTTGTCGATCTCGCCCGAGAACTCAGTCGGAACGGTGTAGCCGCCAGATGCGCCGGTTGTCGACGTTTGCGCACGCTGCTCCTCGTTCAGGCTCTGGTAGTGCTGGCGCATTACCGCCTGTTCAGAAGAATTCAGTTCACCAACGCCAAAGCGCAGCGCCTTGACGAACACATCCTTGTACTCCGGAGCCTGTTCGCCCTTCGTTTCGCCTGCATCGCCGGTCGGTCGACGTGATTCCAGCAATGCACGCTCGGCAGCTTCGACTTTTTCCATACGATCAATGGTCGCCTGCAGCTTGTCGTATTCGCGCATCGCGGCATCGAACTCAGCTTCGAGCTCAGCCACGCGAGCCTCAGTGGTGTCGTCTTTGATTTCTTCCAGCTTGGCGCGTGCGGCAGTGGCAATCTGTTCCTGTTGCTCGCGCAATTCAATGATCTTGCTCATGGTAAACCTCCATAAAAAAGCCCGCATCAGCGGGCGGGTTGATCGGCAGCAACAGGGTTACTTGCCTTTCTCTCGGATATTTCTCACAGAGAAACCGAGGTATCCTTTGCGCGTCAAGCGACTGCGTGCCGCGCTATAATTTTTCCTGCGTTTATTCTGTTCGCGGAATTTTTCCAAACTGCGCAAACCAATATCAGTACCGGCGTACGCGGGTTGATTCACTATGGAGACGTCGAACAACTGCGCCTCTTTGATCGTCCTCAGCGGCACATCCTCGGAATCGTCCCATTCCTGCACCACCGGCAGAAATGCAAAGCTCATTTTGTCCAGATCGCCGCGCTTCATTTTGGGTATGATCGACATCACATCAGGGTCCGCACGATCAAGCCGGGTTTCCATGAGCAATCCTTCCTCATCCTCGGACAGCGATAACGTCCCCGACCGGGTACGCGCCAGCGGTAGACCCTCATGGTTGATCAGAAACAAAACATCATCGCGTTCGATGGCGGCAGTAAATGCACCAGGCAAAATAATCTCGCGGAAAAACCCGCCGATATTTGCCTCTTGGTTAAATACGGCGGCGTGTCCGACAACCAGTATTCCGTCGTCAGTTTCCCGCAGCTCTGCCGCTACGCTATATCTATATTCTGCTGTGTTCATTTCTGCTCCTGCTGACCAATCGGAACCGTTGCACCCTGGATCATGAGATCATCACCGCCGATCGCGTCCGGAAAATTCTCCATTCTGCGTATCTCGTTCGGCGTCAAAATGGCGTTCTGCACGCCCTGCGCGTAACCCTGCATCCGGCCTTGGAAATCACCGCGCAATAGACCGTCAACATTCAGCTCGACGTACATATCCGGGTTGCTACGGCCAAATAATTTCAGGTTTAGCTGCTGTTCAAACTGCTCCACCCACCGCAACAAAGTGTGCTTGACGAAATGCAAATCCTGCTGTTCGGAATTAGAGAACGTGCTGCGCGTTAAATCCTGCAAAAAAGTCGGCGGCAGGCTGTATATCCGCGCAATCTGTTCGATGATGAACCGGCTAGCCTCGACCATGTGCGCCTTGTCCGGGTTCACGCCCAAAGGCTTTATGGTATGACCAGCCGGAAGCGCCAATGCAGCACGCTTTTCTTTCGCGGCTTTGGCCATCGCCGCAGCCAGATCGTCGCCAGCACGCTGCATCGCTGCCGGAGACTGGAAAGGCCCCTCGATAGCAAACGGCGGCACACCACCACCAGCAAAAAACCGACCCGCGTATTTCGTTAAGGCAATGGCCATGCCGATCACGTCAGCGTGACTCAGTATCGGCGAACGGAAATCCAACCCGTTCGGTTTCAGGAAAAATGGCAGATCAATAATCTCAGACGCGCCATAAACCACAGCGCTTCCGCCATTTTGTACCCGGTAACTGCGCTTTCTGCCGTCGGAAATATACGTGACTTTCGACGGATCAATAGGCCACAGGTTAATGATCTCTCCGGACGACTTGCGCTCAATGAATGTCACACCACGCCCGCCGGTGAATACCTGCTCGAACGTGTATTTGCGCCACTCGAACGAGCTCATTTCATCGTTGGGGGCGTCGTGCAAAATGTCATTGATACCACCGTCGACCTGTTCCCGGCCCGCGTCCGTTTTACGGAACACCTGCAACGGCAACACGGCCAGGGTACCGGACAGAAAACTCACTGCCGCCCAGATAGCAGGCACACCCAGCGCGGTATCAATCGTTACCGATTCGCCAGCGGCGGACGCCTCATCCAGACCGAAAAATGACAATATAGCAGATGAAGAAATCGGTATTTGCGGATTTTCCAGTGATCTATTTTCCCGCTTCAAAAATTTCAGCATCAGACTGCAATCCTATATTCCGGGTTTTCCCACGGTGACACCTGTACTGCCTCAGCAGCGCCACCCGATACCGCCATAGCCAACGCAACCATGCCATCAATACGCCCATTGGCTTTGTGTTTGTCCAGCTTGCGATTGCCTGCCGGATCACGCGTGACAACCGCGTTAGCTGCGCACATAGTCAGCACCGGATGCATTCCATGGCGCATTCTACCGTTGAGCAAATCCGCCTCGAGCACGTCAAGCGCCGGACTCATGTCGCGGAATCCTTGCCCGTGCGGTGTCATAGGCCAGTCAAGACCTGCGCGCTCCAGCTCTTTGCCGAACACATCCATTCGCCAGCGATCAAACGCCAACCGCACCAGAACCACGTCAGCGAATATCTCCGCCAGATCAGCAACCACGTGTTCATAGTCCACCGATCCGCCTGGTGTGGCGCGGATAAATCCCTGTTCGTACCACATATCGTACGGCACGCGATCCTGCCGCGACCGTTCAATAATTCCCTTCTCAGGCATCCAAAAATACGGATGAATATGCCGCAAACCGTCAAGATCAAAACTCAACACGCACGCCGTCAAATCCGCCCGCGCCGATAAATCCAACCCAGCAGACACAACCTGGCCATCCAACGGCGCGGGTTCATCGCCGCAGGTTTCCCACACCGACCGGGAAATAAACGGATTGTGCGCCTGAATCCGCTGATTCAATACCAGATTGCGATACTCAGCTTCACGCGCTGGCATCCGCCGCGCGTCCTCTGCCATCGCAAGCACCTCGGTGGAATTCTGAAAATCCCCAAATGCCGGGTTAGCCTGCTTGATCGTTTTCACACAAAACGGATCATCCTCAGGATCAACGGTATACAAACTTAAAACAACTCGGGGGTCTTCGCCATTCTTTGCATCGTCAATCAGGATCGACAGCAGATCGTTATCCGTCGGCGCTTGAGTGGATATCACAATCGACAGCGGGTTTTCATGCGCTGATGCTGCTGTTTCCAGCGCCTCATACAGTGTTGATCTTGGCCCCCGCACCTGCCCGAGCTCATCGTGCACGGTAAATACAGGCGACAAACCAAACGCCGTGGACGCCTCAGCCGATAGCGCCCGATACAACGTTCCCAATTCCGGACAAAATAACTGTTTCAAACTGTCTCGCACGACTATATATGCCGCAAGTTCCGGCGACATGCGCACCATTTTTGCCGCCAGCGAGAACAAAATAGACGCCTGTTCCCGAGATTGCGCCGCGCTGAATAACTGGCTATTCGGCTGGTGTTCCGGACCCACCAGATGCAGCAGCAACAGGAATGCCGCAAAGCTGGTTTTACCATTTTTGCGCCCGAAGCTCAGAATCGCCCGCCGTGTTCCAGCCGGATTGTCGTATATCCGGCGAATCTCCCTTTTCTGCCAAACACGTAACCGGACCCGCTTGCCAATATCCCGCCCTTCAGGGATGTAACAATGTTTTTCAATCCACTCGATATTGATCGAGGATCGCTTTTTCATGCCAGCCACAGTCAATCACGAAACCAAGGGTTAACCATTGTGCGTGACGGTGAACGCGCCGCTTTTGCAGTCTTTGGATCGTTGACAAAACGACCATACACAGCATCAATAATGGCCCGATTATCATGACTTTCGCCAGCCTGTTCCCAAAGTTCATCAAACCATACGCGATAAAATTCGCTCACACTATCGGGCCCGCCATCGTCGACATCTATGTCAAATTGCTCGGTACGTAAATTTTTGTTGAGATTCATGCTCGACCGCATCACCGCACAGCCACGGGCGCCGCTGACAATGTTGACCTTTGAATGCACCGACATACAGCGGAATGCATCCGCGCCAAGCTGTTTTATTAGCGGTCCCGCATACTGCGGGCTTCGCTCAAATGATCCGCGATCTAACAACATGCAGATTTTGTTAATCCGGCCAGCAACAACAAACTGGTGGCACCGATCGACATCATAAATCCCCGTAGTCCAGGTCGTGATGCGAACATCACAAGGATGCAGTTGATCAACCAAGTGATCTACCGCATCAATGTTGGAAAACTGTCCTGCAGTAATACCGGTAATCCTGATGCCGGGTTGAACCTCGCCAATTACCGCGGCGGCAAGTTCCGTATGGTGTATTACCTTGCGTACCTTACCTGTGGCGAACCGCAATGCACGCGGCCGCTTTTGCGCCTTACTCACTTCCAAGGTTTCTCGATCGATGATCCCGTTTTTTTCTGGATATTGTACTGTGCGTGCTGACTCACCCTCATCCGCGTCGCCAGGCTGCTCATGGCCCGACCTTCGTTGGCGTGCAGCTTCAATAATTCCCCGTACTGCCGCATATCCAGCTCTCGTTCAGATTCGCAGGCTTTGATCAGTTGCGCGAGGTGCCGCGCAATCACAGTATGCCGACAAAACTGGATCAGCAGCGGATGGGTTTCCCGAGGAAACCAGTCCGCAGGCATACGATCTACCACACACCGCCACTCGTGCGCCTCATCATCACTCAGTTCCGCCGGTGGATCAGGCCGATCAACAGAGCAAATGCCGGGTTTGACCACCATCAACGACGCAGATGAAATCCTTCCGCCTTTTCTCATTTTGTTTGCCTATGATATTTCGTAGTTTGATCGTAAAAAGCTATAAGGTAGCAAAAAAGAGG